TTAGTGATCCAGCTAGTATTAGATACATACTGGAAGTACTTGTAGTTGCTTCACCTCTTGGAACCTTTATCTCTGCATTTCCAGTTTTACCTGTATTTAAATATAAAGCTATACTCTCTGATATTTCAGCAGTAGCACTAGAAGACCATGAATATATAATTTCATCTTCACACTGTAAGATAACTGATCTATAACCAGCAGCTATTTCTATTTGAACAGCATTAGTTGAGACATTAGATGTGAAGGATACTTTAGGAACAGTATTAGCTGTTCCAGCAGTACCTACTTCATTCCAGCCAGCAGCGGTATCTATGTTCAATATTTTGTTTGTCATTGCATCATAATGTTGATTTGTTAAAGCCATTAGATACCTCCTTATTAGTTATTTAAAATGTACTATGAACTATATAACCTGCGTTATATTTTTTCATCCTTGATTCTTTTTTAGCTGCTTTTAATATCATATTATATTTCATATCAAAAAAGGCAGACTTCTCTATATCAAAGTTCCTTGGGTCTATATACACCTGTGCTATAATATGATACATCAAAGCATCATGAAATCTTGCATCAAACGGTGGTGATGCTGTTAAAAGTGTCGCAGCTGTTAAATCTGTTGGATGGTAAGTGACATATAAATTAAATGTTTTACTAGCAGTATTATATGTGGTGGGTGAACCACCTTTAACAATATTTAATTTATCATTTTCAACCCACCAATAGTGTTCATCAGTTTTTAGGTTATCATAAACACCTATACGTGGTTTCTGTCCTATAATGCGACTTATAGTTTTACTATTAAATGTTATCTCATGAATAGTAATGATATCTGACCATAAAGGAGTAGTTATCTCTGTGTCATTATATTCTAGTTGAGATGCAACAGAAGTTATATCATTACTTTTTCTTTTTAGTAATTTTGTATCATAAGCAAAATTTCTAGCAGCCATATTATAGTATACTAGAAATTCTGTCTCACCTAAAAATGGGTGATGTACTAATATTAAATCATGTAGTTGTTTACACGTCATCTCTAAGTCCTAACCTTGATTCTTCGTTTGCTATTAAACCTACTATCATTTCTATTTCACTTTGCATAGTAGCTACAATTTCAGTGTCCTCTTCGTCATGTGTAAGTTCAGCAAGTTGATATTGTTTTATAAGTAATGCTGCTGTGAGTATCACTAATTCGTAAGCTTCATCTGGAAAGTATATTGTTGGTGTAGTGGTATTATCTACTATTAAGCCATCAGCATGACCTAATAGATCAGATGTACCTGCGCCTGTGTCTACCAGATATGGGAATACATAAATATAGGCTTCACCAGTAACAATTGGAATAGGATAAACTTGTACCTGCCTATTTGCAGTAGTTCGTCTATATACCGTTACTATTGGATTCAAAGCACTAGCTCTAAAGATAGAAGCAGTAGATGACATTGATTGAAAATCATCAGGTGTAACTACTCTACATGGTCTAGTTTGTGCAGAAACTTCTTCTGCTCGTGAAGCACGTAAAAATCTGCCAGATACAATATCAATAACTGCATTGGCATTCTCTACTATTGGAATAGCTGTAAAACCAGTTTCAAGTAGACTAGATGGCAGCTTATCTGTTATCATCCTGATAGCCTGAGTGAACATGTTGTTCTGATCGCAACCAGCCGACACTGTCCCAGTGTAGTCTGCTAATCTTGCTCCTAGTGTTGCTATTGCCATAATTCCCTTAGTTTAGATGGGACCGCCGAAGCGACCCCATCATTTTGTTTGTTCCTATGAAGGATCAGGTCCTACTCCACCGATTTTACTCGTAGTAGCATAGACATCTAATCCAACATTTCCACCAGCAGCTAATCCACCAACAAAGAACGTTCCTTGCCAAGTAGTAACATCATCTGTACCGTCATTCCATGATAATCTGTACCAAGGAAGAGTATACAATGACAGATCAACTGTATACAACTGTACACCAGTAGAAGCTGGGGTTGTATCATCATCAAGAGATGAACCAATCATTACCCAGTTTTTACCATCAAGACTTCCATCAATATGAAAGTCAGAAGCTACAGCTGCACCAGCAGTAGTCGTATTAAAACCAACTACGATTTTCTTTCCATTTACTAGGGCTCCCGGTATTCCGGGAGATACAATCTCTGCATCAGTATCTGATGGGTCTATGATTGGTGTCGAAAGATACGAAGTTCCACCTTCATTGTTTTCTAACCATCTCTGATAAGCAGAGGCATTAGCATGAGTGGTTCCATCAGTGATAGTTCCACTTTTAATTCCTATTACAGCCATTACATACCTCCTTAACTAAATTTCAATGTTGCATGAGTTTCAGCAAGATCAATCTTTAAACCAGCTTCTGTAAGAATCTCGTCTACTCGACCATCAGAACCGTTGTCCTGCACATTAGTTTTAATGAAAGTGTCTCGACTTTTGCCATTACCAATCAGAGGTCTCCACGCAACGTTAGCAAGGTCTACACAAACTGCATAGTCTTCCCAAGGTCCACGAAGCAACGGATCAGAAACAAAGTGAAGATTACCAAAGATATTACTAACTTTAGTGACTTCATGCCCGAAAGCACCCTTAATATTCTGTACATCAAGTCTGTATGCACTAGAACCAACTGTATTCTTCAAGAAACCACTGTCACCCATTCTATTCAAGAATGAAATAACTTTCCTTGAAGCTAATACAAGTTTATTCCCACTGTTCCCACCTTCAGGTGCAAAATAGTCTTCCATAGCATCCAAGAAGGCATCGTAGCCACTAGAAGCATAACTGAAGCTATAACTTTTCCCATAAAGGTCTACATAAGGAATCATTCCCCATGAGTATCGAACAGGAGCTGCTGAACTAGCAGATTCATCTACGGCTGATTTACCATAACCGAATAAAGAAGCATGCTCTAAATCCATTTTATGTTCTTTCAGTTTTTTAGCCCAAACCCTCTTCCATTCATCAGGTCGTCCACGATATCTTGTGGACATCTGAGTACCAGACATCATTGGCATAGCTGTTCTGAATATCTGACAGTATCCTTCGATATCTGACAGTTCATCTCTCCAACCAACGGGAGTTCCAGCACCTTCAGGGAACGCAGTACCAATCACTTGACCTTTGTTACCATCAGTAAATACTGTAGAAATAGGAATTGTCACACCAGTAACAGTTATACCTTCAGCAGATAAACCAGTAAGTCCATTAGCTGAATCGTGGTGAATAACTTTATCACCATCAGCCCATGCTTGTGCTGATTCAGCAGTAGCAAAAGCACTTGCTGTTCTTACTATTGTACAGTCTTTATCTACCAAAATACGATATACTATCCCAGAATCAGCTTTTATAGCTAATACCTGTCCGGGAACTATAAATTCACAGATTTTATCAGTTGTACCTGATAGTTTTCCATAAACATCATAGTGACATGTTAAGAACATTTCATCACCAGCTTCAAAAGCGGCACCATGAACGTTAGCAGCAGAAGTTGTTTCTGTCGCACCCATTTCAAAGTTACGTCTTTGCCATTGATGGCGTTCCTCTAAGAACTTAAATACTGGATCGTCAGTCGGGTCTCTTCGTAGCTTTGACAGATACGTAAAGAACGGAGACATGATAGGGTCGAGTTCTGCAACCCTTTCTCCAAAGTTAAATAATCTACGAGTGTTATCAATAGAGACACCACTAGATGCCACATAAGGGGTCGTAGAATTATGTTGAAGTGTTGAAATAGCCATAACTACCTCCTAATTTTTATCCAAAAGGATTAGCAGCCTTATCATACGCAAACACATCATTTATCATATCAGTTTCAGTTGTTGAAGCTTCATTTGATGGAATCTGACTCAACGGCTGAGTAGCTTGAGCTGCCTGTGACTTCTGTAAAAAAGCACCGCTTGGCTGTTGCTGCGGAGGTTGAGGTATTCCTTGCGTCTGTTGCATGTTAACGCCTTTACCCATTAAGAATAATCTTACTAAATTTTCCATCTTAAGATTAGCAGGATCAGAACCCCACTGTACGAATTCTCGTGCAGCGTCAGATTCCATTCCGAAATTAGCTTCGACGTATTGTGCAGCTTCTGTAGCTGCCCTTTGGTCTTGAGCAGATTTGTTCTGTTTTTCAACGAACCCAGTCAGTTGTTCACTCAGTTTATCATATTGTTCTTTCATGATAGCTGAGTCATACTGACCTTTTAATACTGTCCATTGCTGCATTCCTGATTGCCAATCTTCCATGTCTCTGAGATATTGACTTGTTGCACTGTTTGGGTCCTCTGCCTCTGTGTAAGTAAAGCTATATGGTTTCTTAGGTTGCTCAGGAGCTTGGGGGAACTCTTTAGTCGGTTCAACTTTCGCTGGTTCGGCTGTTGGAGGTACACCAGTTTCCTTGTATTTAGCAACCATAGGCATATATGGTTCTACTTCGTTCAGTTGGTTTTGGAGCTTCGCAGCTTGTGCTTGCCAATACTCAAATCGTTTTTGATCATTTTTATTATCTGTACTTTGAGGTTCAGCTTGGGGAGTAACAGTTGGCTGTGTCCCGTCTGGCTCTGTGGCAGGTAATTGAGGTGCACTAAAGATATTCTCAGGTATAACAGATTTTGCTATGTCCTCTATAATATCAGTTGTTTGTGCGGGTTCTGGCTCTACGGGTGTGCCGAAGGCAGCCGTTAAATCATCTTGTGCCATTATTCTTTTTCCTTATCTTTTTTGGTGTCACTACTAAGTGACTTGATTTGAGATAGGATATCGTTCAGTCTATCACCAAAGAGAGATTCTGAAGCTTGCATACGATTCTTGATCATATCTAGGTCGGCTTTAAACTTCTCAACTTCTACACGCTTCTTAAGGTTCACACTTTCTCTGTCTCTGGTTTGCAAGTCTCCTTCTAACTCCTTAACCTTCTCTTGTGATTCACCTAAAGCAGCTTCAAGTTGACCAACTTTATCTGTCCTTTGCAGGACACCTTCCATATCATAAACTTCAGTCTTCTTTAGTACTTCGACTTGATCAATAATACCCTTTTCGTATGCATCCGTGTGAATTTCTAATTCAGCGTATCGGTTTGTGGGTAAGGTACTTCCTGCCACAGCGACAACATCGTATGCTCCGATGGTAATATTGTTGATTATCTGTATCTCTTTTGTTTTATCGTCTACAAGCCTTTTATTCACAACATATTCTGACATGCTGTTATTGGGTTGCATTACTCTAAAAATCTTCTCAGTGGTATAATACTTTTGTATATAGGCAAGTGCTACAGTAGCTATCCTTGTGAGTCCTATTTCTACATCAAGTAGTTTTGATCTGATAGCTCTTTGTCCGAACTCATCAATTGCAATAGTAGCTTTATGTGTATCAGGTGCATTAGAAGCATTTCCCATACTTAGTTCGTATAATCCAAGGAGATGACTAATGTCGTTCTTGGCTGTTGCTTCACCAGCGAACAGTTCATTACTAAGTGGTGTTGGCTGGGCTACTACGGGACTTCCTTCAGAGAAGTCTACCTGAATACCAACACTCGGTCTTCCCCATTTTTCTTCAAAGTCATCCATGTCAACAGAACCTTCTGGTAGCAATACCTTGAGGTTAGTTGATGCTTGTGAGTGAGCAATTGTTATTGCTTTTACTTTGTTAATATACTGCTGTAGTCCCTTTGCTAAGGCTACATCAGATGTGGGATAAGGAGTTCGGTTGTGATTAGAAATTATAGGTACAATTGGAAAATGGTACCCCGGGAGTTCTTCTTCTTTCATCAGAGTATGGCCTAAGATACGATACTTATAAGGTTTGGCTACATTAAACTGTAGCTTCTGGATTATACCCCCATCAACAAGCTGTCCCTTTGTATACGGAACGGGCTGTACTGGTTCTGGCTTAGGAACATCATCAATACGAAGCCCCTGTACTACAGCTTGATCTGCTTGATCAAGGTACTGCTGTTGCATTGCTTGATTCTCAGCTTGAGCCGCTTGTTCTGCTTCTTTTTCATTCTCAAATATATTCTGACCTACAGCCCAAACTTCTTCTTTTTTGTACTCTTCGTATTCCTTGAGGTTCATTCTTTTCTCTAAACCTGAGAAGGATTCGAATATCTCACATTCTACTATATTCTTTTTTGTATATCTATCAATCAGTTGGACATACTCTTCATCTGATACATCCCCAATATGTTCCTGAAAGAACACATCCCCAGTTGTTGAAACAACATCTGCTCCGGGGTCTTGAGTAAATGAATCACCACTAGCTTCTTTGACTTTTTTCCCTTGTTTTTTAAAAATTGCATTAGCAACTGATTTGGTAACTCTCTTAACCACAAAGATATCATTGGCATCATCGAATAAACGATTCTTTGAGGTGGGATCAACTATAACGTCAAGGGGGTCTTCTGTGGAAAGAGTGACTTCACCCTTACCCATATCCTGCGTGGCATCATAATCTATGACAAGATAGCCTATAGCTGCTGTGTAATAATCATCAATAGCTTGTCTCGTATGCATGATACCATTGGACTTATCAAATATAAAAGCTAAAAGCCCACTTAAAATGTGAGCTATTTTGTTATCTGAATCTTCTCTTGGGGCTACTCTAAAGGAGGGTCTATGTGCTGTCATCATGGCTTTACCAGATTCAACAGCTGGGTGTATACGATTTACAACTGCTGTTAACAAACCTCGTGAAGCTGCTTGGTCTTTCTGTTCTTGAGACCATTGCTCACCAAATCTGAACATCTGGTTCTCTCGAACTTTAGCTCTCCAAGGGTCAGCTTTGCTCTTCCAATCGTTAACTAATTGTAACGTTTCATCAACTATGCTCATTTTTGCGTTTATCATAGGCGGTAATATACGACCTAAATGGTCATCCAATCAAGTACTTTTTTAACTTTTTTAAACTTCTTTCCTTTATCAACGACTTTTTCATGTTTACATGGTCGTGAATTCTGTAGTGCAATCCACACAGCATCCATGATATCATCGTTCTTTCCTTTGGGGTAACTAACAAACTCAGCAGGACCTTCAAGGTTGTCACCTCTCCACTTAAATTGCCCCCTAGCGAACATAGGGACCAAAGATAACAACCTCTCTGACTTAGAATTACGTGGTTTTATACCAGATTCAATGCCGGGGATGTGTATGCCTTGTTCTCTACAAAGCTCCCTTACAGCTACCCTTAAGGC